AGCTTCTCCACCTGCTCCTGGGTGGCCCCGTGGAAGACGTACCGCGGGGTGGGAGTCCGGTCCTGGGGGCAGGAGAGCGAGGCCGAGGAGAAGTACTCGGCCTGGATGCCGGCGGCGCGGAGGGCGCGGGAGGCGCTGCCCCTGGCCTGGCGGTAGTAGCAGTAGATGACGCCGCCGGTGGTCTTGGTCTCGGTCTCGCTCATGTCGTTCCTCACACCGCTATACTAGGTCTGCCTGTCCGGTGGTGCAAGTACTATCTGGCAGACGCCCCATCTGGGACGAGGCGTCTGCCAGGGTGGGGGTCAGTCCCACCGGGAGCCGACCTCGGCCTCGAAGCCGGCCAAGCGCAGCGCCTCGGCGAAGGCCTCGGCTCCGGCGAGCTTGGCGTCCAGGCACTGGGTCGGGTTGCCGCTCGGGTTCCAGATGTCGAAGCCCTTCGGGTAGCCCTTGTGCGTGGAGAGGCCGGCGAAGTCGGACTGGTCGCGGAGGAACCGGGCGATGGGGCTGTTGCCGGGGACGCGGACCCAGGCGAAGCCGCAGGGGAACCAGTGGTTGGGGTGGGCGGCCAGGTACTTCGAGGTGGCCAGGTCGGCAAGTTGCTGGGCGATGACGAGGACGCGGGCGATCTTGGGGTCGGTCATGACGGGTCTCCTTGTGGGTTGACTACTGGTTAACCTAGAGCAGCTTGCCGCACTCGAAGCAGTCGATGCCGTCGAAGCCGGGCTCGCCCCAGGTGTAGGCGAGCGCGTCCTCGGCGCGGTGGACGGTGCCGTCGCGCACGTCGGCGACGAAGCAGGCGGGGCAGAGGTTGACCATCTCGCGGACGCTGTTCTCGGTCCAGACGGTGTTCCCGTTCGCGTCGCGGAGGATGTTGGAGTTGCGGATGTGGCCGTAGGCGCGGATGCGGGGGAGGATGAGCTTGCAGTCGGCCTTGACTTCCTGGCCGCTGGCGGCGGCGGCGAGCGCCTGGCTGGCGAGAGCGGAGCGGCCTCCATCCTCGGACTCGGCGTCCTGGGCGAGGGACATCACCTTGGCCGGCGCGGTCTCGGCGGCGGCGTAGTCGCGGGGGTTGATCTTGTCCCAGCCGCACTCGCAGCCGGGCTCGCACTTCGAGATGTGCTTGAACTGCTCGACGCAGTCCTTCACCTTCCACTCGTGGACGCAGTGGACGCCGTCCCAGTTCCAGCCGGGGTTGAGGTAGATCCAGTAACCGTCGCCGTAGGCGGCCTCGTTGCTCCAGTCGCCAACGCGGCTGTCGGCCAGGATCTTGTGGAGGGTCTTCGGGGCGTCGGCGGGGATGGTCATCATGGCGGGTCTCCTTGTCGGGGCTTGGAGGCCGGCTTGCGCCGGCCCCCTGGTCGGTTCACTTGCTGTCGCGGCAGGAAGCGTAGGTGCTGATGTAGCTGCGGGCGGCCTTGCCGTGGAGGGCGGTGTAGCCCTTGGCGGTGCGCTTGGTGGACTTGTACACGCTGATGCCGCCGCGGGGGGTGACGAAGAAGGACTCGTGCTCGCGGCAGAAGACGGCGGCCATGGTGCCCTCGTCGGTGACGCTGCCGGTGGTGACGTTGACCTGCACGGTGCCGCGGGAGACCGGGACCAGGGTGAGGCTCTTGATCTGGGCCTTGCCGGTGCGGCCGAGGGAGATCTTGCGGAGGCTGGAGGCGATGGCGTAGACGGCGGTGTCCTTCTGGGCGTCGGTGAGGAAGAGGTTGGCCTCGACCTGGGCCACGTCCATGGCGTTGGAGGCGATGGTCTGGTTCTCGACGGCGACTGCGTGCTCGGCGCGGGCGTAGTTCTCGACGCGGGCGTACATCTCGATGCGCTCCATCTCGTCGGCGGTCGGGGCAGGGCGGGTATCGGTCGTCATGTCGGTCTCCATTGGGTTGGCGTTCGTCACACCCTGAATGTTAGCAGCCCTGCCGCCAGGTGCAAGGTCTCAACGGCAGGGTACCCTTCTGGGACTATGGTCATGTATGGTCATTCTGGTAGGAGGATGCGGGTATGAGAGGGGACGTGGAGCGGCTGCTGAAGGCGCAGCGGGACGGCTGGCGTGCGGCCCTGGCGCAGGCGCAGGAGGACCTCGACGCCGCGCTGCGGGCGGCCCTGCGCTGGCGGGAGCGCGCCCTGGCGGCCGAGCGCCAGGTGGCCTCCATCAGAGCGGGTGCTGACGAGCTACGGGCCGAGCTTGGCCGGGGGGAGCCTGGTGCGTCGCCGCAGCTTCAGGGCCGGCGCAAGCGCCGCCGCCGCCGGTGAGCCGGCCGAGGAGCGCCTGCCCCCGCTCGCCCAGGCGTGCGAGGTCTGCGGGCAGAAGCTCGCGCCGCTGCCCTACCGGCTCGTCCACGAGGACCGCTCGCGCTGCCCGGCCTGCTGGAAGCTCCACGCCTGGCGTGCCCCATCGAGCGAAGGGGCACAGTTGCAGCAGCAAGTTGTACTCAAAGAGTCATAGTCCCTAGGAGTGTATGGTCACATATGGTCACTGTGTTACCATACGTCAAAGGGTGCGATATGACTGAACTAATCGCAGTCACAACTTTCCTCTTGACACGCTTCTCGGAGCCTGCCCCTATACAGAACCCGAGCGGAGCCGATGCATCCCTGGCTCTTCACGAGGGTGGTCTGCCAGCCTCGCCTTGCCGCCACCAGGGCTCCCTCTCTCGATGCTCCCTGTGCCAGGGCAACTACTGCGGAGCCTGCGAAGGCACTGCAGACGGTACTCCCCTCTGCACCTCCTGCTCCCTCCGCTGCTACGGCGTGTGACTGAGAGTCACTGAGTGAAGCTCGACCTCGAAGCACTCGCCGTACAACTCCGCGACCAGAAGCTCTCAGTCCCCGGGTACAAGCTCGACCGACTCGAACGCGACTCCCACCGCATCGGACGCGCTCGCGATGACCAACGCGCAGGCCAGGGCAGACGAGGCCCCATCACTCGCGTCCGCTCCTCCAAGCAACCCTCTGGACTCACTCGACGCAGCGGAGTAAAGAACCGAGGATGAGCGAGCGCAACAAGGGCGGAAGGCCCAAGGGCTCTCCCAACAAGCTCACCGCCGACGTGCGCGCTTGCTTCGCGGCTCTCCTCCGCAACCAGATGCCCAAGGTGGACGCGCTGCTCGACCGCATCGCTGAGACCGACCCCAAGGGCGCTGTCGAGATCCTGCTCAAGGTCTCCGAGCGGTTCGTCCCCAAGCTCTCCAGTGTCGAGGTCACCGGCGAAGGCGGCGGCCCGGTCACCGTGGTCCTCCGGCGCGGCTTCTCGCAGCAGCAGGACGCACTGCCGGCAGCGCAGCAGGTCTGGCCAGTCACCACCACCGACAGCACGCTCTCGTGAGGAGCCCATGAAGCAGTCCGCTCTCGCGCTCTCCCGCCGCGCCCAGGCCCTGGAGGCCGCCAACCGCGAACTCCAGCACCGGCTCAACCTGGCCAACAAGACGCTGCTCGACAGCACCGCCATGCTCAAGGCCGTCCGCGAGGAACTCGACATCCTCCGCATCCCCTTCTTCCGCCGCTGGCGACTGCGCCGCCTGGCCAAGCGCCGGCTCGCGGAGCAGCGGTGAGCGCAGCCGCGGTCGCCGCCACCAACGCGGCCCTCCTCGTCAAGGGGATGCATCCGCTGGAGGCCTTCGGCTGGGGCGCGCTCGGCGCGCTCTCGGCCCTCGCCCTCGTCCTCATGCTCCTCCTCCTCGCCGCCCTCCGCGAGGCCAGCCGTGACTGAGGGCGCTCGGGTAGTCCTCGCCTGGCTGCTCTGGCTCATCCTCCTTGCTGCTGCAAGCGTCACCCTGCACGGCTGCGACTGGGACAGCCCAGGCTGGGAGATCGAGTGGAACGGCACGCAGCCGCACCCCTCCATCCTCCAGGCCATCCTGCTCATCGAGGACGAGTACCCATGCCCGACGCCCGAGCGCCTCCGCGGCCGGGGCCGCATCGTCTGGCACGCCGAGCCCTTCCCCTGCGGCCAGGGCAACCCGCTCGTCCAGGGCTGCTTCGACCCCGTCGGCGGCGGCTCGCCCTGGTTCGAGGTGCAGAACTTCCCCCGCCTGGTGGACACCGCGCTCGCCCACGAGCTTGGCCACTGGGGGTGGCTTCTGTGCGGGCGCGAGAGCTACCTGGGCGACGGCTCCCACCCGCCGGCCTTCATCGAGTGGACGAACCGCGTCCGCGAGCGCCTGCTGGCCGCTGGAGTGAAGGACTGATGACCTGGCGTCTGACCGGCGAGCGCCTCGGGCAGTGGGCGCGGCTCGCGTGGGAGCCCGAGGACGAGTGGGTCTGCCAGCCGCAGGAGTTGGTCTGCATCCTGCTCAACCGCACGCCCGAGGAGGTCGAGGCCCTGGTGGACGGCGCGACGCGTGAGCCCGGCGAGGCGGGAGCGCCCGCCCTCCTGCCCAACGGTGCCTGCTGGGTGCAGTGGTGACCGACCTCGTCCTGCCCTGGCAGTTCGAGCCGAGGCGCTACCAGGCCCCGTACCTCGACTACGTCCTCGACCACCCGAAGGGCGGCCGGAGCTTCTGGCTCGTGCATCGTCGCGGTGGCAAGGACTTGGTCGGGCTCCATGCGGAGTGCAGCCTGGCCATGGAGCGCGTCGGGGTCTACTGGCACTGCCTGCCGAAGTATGAGCAGGCGCGCAAGGCCATCTGGCGCGGCTTCCTGCAGGACGGGCGGCCCATCATCGACGCGGTCTTCCCGAAGCAGATCGTGCGGCGCAAGAACGACACCGAGATGTTCGTGGAGTTGACGAACGGCTCCATCGTCCAGTTGGTCGGCTCGGACGCCATGGACAGCCTGGTGGGCTCGGGCCCGGTGGGCGTGGTCTTCTCGGAGTTCGCGCTGTCGAGGCCCTCGTCCTGGGACCTCGTGCGTCCGATCCTGCGAGAGAACGGCGGCTGGGCGAGCTTCATCACCACTCCGCGAGGGCGCAACCATGCCTTCCGGCAGTATGAGATCGCGAGGAAGAGCGAGGGCTGGTTCTGCGAGCGCCTGCCGCTGACCGAGACCGACGCCTGGCGCTACTGGAAGCAGGCCGACGGCTCGCCCTACCGGAGTGCCGAGCACGTCATGGAGTGCGAGCGCGCCGAGGGGATGGACGACGCGATGGTGCGGCAGGAGTACCTCGTGGACTTCGCCGCCGCGATGATGGGGAGCTTCTACGGCGACCTGCTGGAGGCGATGGAGGCGCGGGGCGCGATGGAGGCCTTCCAGCACGAGCGCGACGCGGTGTTCACCGGCTGGGACCTGGGCCACACCGACTCGACCGGCATCTGGTTCTGGCGAGTCCGCGACGAGGGGGTAGAGTTCATCGACCACTTCGAGGCTCACGGCAAGCCGATGAGCTTCTACTTCGACAAGCTGGACGAGAAGGCCGAGACCATGGGGTACCAGTACCTGAAGCACTGGCTCCCGCACGATGCGCGGGCGAAGACGCTGCAGACGGGCGAGTCGATCCTCGACCAGTGCCTGCAGCGGTGGGGCTCGTCCAAGGTGGCCATCGTCCCGCGGCTGTCGGTACCGGACGGCATCCAGGCGGCCAGGTGGCTCCTGCAGCAGCCGGGCACCCGCTTCCATCCCCGGTGCAACGAGCACGAGGGCATCGAGGCGCTCCGGCAGTACCACCGCGAGTGGGACGAGGACGGGCGCTGCTTCAAGACGACGCCCGAGCATGACTGGTCGAGCCACTCGGCCGACGCCTTCAGATACTCGGCGCTCGTCTACCGGACGACCGAGAGGAACACCCGCAAGCCGGTGCCGGTGCCGCAGAAGCCGGTCGCGGTCCCGCTCCGAGAGGCGTTCACCCTGGACGAACTCTACGAAGAGCGCGGCGACCGCAAGGAGAGGCTCTAGATGGCATTCTCAGCGACGAACCCACCCATCACCGAGGCGAAGCAGTTCAAGGACACTCCGGCCGGCTGGGCGGCGCGCTGGCAGTTGGAGATGGGCGCGGCCGAGCGCGACACCGAGAAGTTCCGGTCGAGGGGCGACAAGATCAACAAGATTTACCTCGATGAGCGGGACGAGAAGTCCTCGGACGTGCGGGTGAACCTGTTCACCTCGAACGTGGACACCCTCATGGCCCTGCTCTTCGGCAACGTGCCGAGCGTCGAGGCCAGCCGGCGCTACGCCGACGCCTCCGACGACGTGGCCAGGGTCTCGGGCGAGATTCTGGAGCGCATCCTGACGAACGATCTGGAGCGCAACTCCGACTCGTTCAAGGACGCCGTGCTCAGTGCCCTGCAGGACCGGCTCATCCCCGGCCTGGGCGTGGTGCGGGTGCGCTACGAAGCCGACTTCGAGGAGCGCGAGGAGCCGGTCATCGACCCGGTGACCCGCCAGCCGACCGGCGCGACCGTGACGAAGCAGGTGAAGACCTGGGAGGACGCCTGCGCCGACTACGTCCACTGGCGCGACTTCCGCTGGAGCCCGGCGCGGACCTGGGCCGACGTGCGCTGGGTCGCCTTCCGGGCGCTGCAGACCAAGGACGACCTCGTGAAGCGGTTCGGGCCCGAGATCGCCGAGAAGGTGCCGCTCAACGCCAAGCGGGCGAAGCGCACCACCGAGAAGGCCGACGAGGCCGACCCGTGGAGCCGGGCCGAGGTCTGGGAGATCTGGGACAAGGACACCCGGCGCGTCTACTGGTGGGTGGACGGCTTCGACAAGTGCCTCGACATCAAGGACGACCCGCTCGGCCTCACGAACTTCTGGCCGATGCCCAAGCCGATGATTGCCCACGCGACCACCACCTCGATGGTGCCGCGGGCCGACTACTCCATCACCCAGGACCAGTACGAAGAGATCAACGAGCTTTCCACGCGCATCTCGCTGCTGCAGGGCGCGATCCGGGTGGCGGGCCTCTATGACAAGGGCAGCCCCGAGGCGGCCAACCTGCTCTCGAAGCGCACCGAGAACAAGCTCTACCCGGTGGACTCGTGGGCGGCCTGGGCCGAGACCGGCGGCATCAAGGGGCACATCGATTGGCTCCCCCTGGAGCAGATTGTGCTCGCCATCGACAAGCTCCGCGAGTACCGCAACGAGCTGATCCAGTTGCTGTTCCAAGTGTCGGGCTTTTCGGACATCATGCGCGGCCAGGCCACCGGGCCGGCGACCGCGACCGAGCAGGCGATCAAGGCGCGCTTCTCCAGCGTCCGCGTCCAGCACTTCCAGAACGAGTTCGCCCGCTTCGTCGGCGAGATCCAGCAGTTGAAGGGCGAGATCGTGGCGCAGTGGTTCGACCCCCAGACCATCGCGCAGAGGTCGAACATGATGCAGACGCCCGACGCGCAGTTGGTCCCGAAGGCCATCGAGCTTCTGAAGAGCGACTACTCGCTCTACCGGGTGTCGGTGAAGCCCGAGAGCATCTCGCTGACCGACTACGCGGCCCTGAAGCAGGAGCGCGTCGAGGCGCTCGGGGCGCTCTCGCAGTTCATGGGCGGGATGCAGCCGGTGCTGCAGATCGTGCCGGGCTCGCTGCCCTACCTGCTGGAGCTTGCGAAGTGGACGATTGCGGGCTTCCGCGGCTCGTCCACCATGGAGGGCATCTTCGACCGCGCCATCGACGGGGCGACGAATAACCCGGGGGCGGTGCAGCCGCAGCAGAAGGGGCCGAAGGGGCCGGACCCGCGGGCCGAGGAGGCCAAGATGAAGGGCCAGGCCCAGATCATCCAGATGAAGGGCCAGATGGACGCCCAGAACACCATGCTGAAGCACAAGGCCGACCTCGCGAAGGTGCAGGCCGAGGCGCAGTCGGCGACGCAGACGCAGGCGGCCCAGGCCCAGTTCAACATTCAGGAGATGATGGCGAAGATGCGGGCGCAGGGCGTGCTGGAGGCGCAGAAGGCGATGCAGAACGCGCAGCCCGGCCCGCCCATCCAGGGCCCGCCGCCAGGCCAGTTGCCGTGAGGTGAGCCGTGGACCTGAAGAGCATCGACAGCCTGGTGCGTGCGCTACGGTGGTACGGCGACCGGCCCATCGACACGTCGAGGCCCATCCTCAGGAACCCCGACGGCTCCATCGCGACCGAGGAGTCGGCGACGTTCGACGTGGACGGCGATCAGGTTGTCATCCCAACCATCGTCCAGGGCCGCCGGATGCCGCCACGCGATGCGCTGCGCGAGACCCTCGCCGGCAGGAACCCCGAGGTGGGCGTGTTCAAGGACCCGGTCGAGGCCGAGGACTACGCGGTCAAGCGGTCGAAGCGGATCGGGGCACTACGCGGAGACAAGTAGCCATGCCATTCAAGAGCCAGAAGCAGCGCGCCTGGATGTACGCCACCCACCCCGCCATGGCGAAGCGGTGGGAGGACGAGACCCCGAAGGGCAAGAAGCTCCCGAAGTACGCCCACGGCAAGCCCGAGCAGCGCGGCCAGGTGAAGGCGGTTCACCTCGTGCGCGCCCTCCGCAACCCGGAGAACCCCTGGTGAGATTCTTCCATCGGCCCGGCCACCCCAAGGCCAACGAGCGCGGCATCGTCAGCGAGGAAGACCTCGGCTCCTGGGACGAGGAGCACATGGCGCTCCACGCGCCCATCGTGATGGACCGCCACTACGAAAACATGGCAGCCACCGACGGCACCGACATCGGGAGCCGGCGGAAGCACCGCGAGTATATGAAGCGCCACAATCTGGCGATTGCCGACGACTTCAAAGAGACTTGGGCGAAGGCCGCGAAGGAGCGGGAGAAGGTCTACACCGGCGAGCATGACCGGAAGGGAAGGCGCGAGGACATCGAGCGCGCCTGGTATGAGGTGACGAATGGCCGCAGGTAACGCCGCTGCCCTGATCGCCGCCCTGAGGGCGGAAGACGCCCAGGAGGGCGAGCCCCCGGTGCGGGTCGCGCCGAAGATGCCCATCCGACGGCCCGGCGCTGCCAAGGCGAAGGCCGGCTGCAAGTGCGGCGGGAAGTGCGACGGTAGCTGCGGCTGCGGCGGGAAGTGACCCGTGCCCGACGTTGCCGCGCTGCTGCGGGCCCTGCGCGAGACCATGGTGGACGAGAACCCGCCCGTGGCGGGTGCCGTCGGCCTCGTCAACGAGATGCTGGTGAAGCCCACTCGCAAGTGGGCCACGCCGGTGCTCGGCTACTCCTCGCCGGAGGAGGAGAAGCTCGCCCGCGAGAACCCAGACCAGTACACCAGAAAGCGGCGCTCCGAGCAGCTTGCGGAGGGGCTGCCGGATCCGATTGCCGGAGTGCTGACGCCCACCAAGGCGGCCCGCGTCGGCGGCCCGGCGCGCTTCCTCCGCGGCTCGGCGGTGACGAAGGACATCCCCCATACCTCGGCCTTCGATAGCGTGGTGGCCGCCCTGGAGCGGGAGTACGGCGGCCTGGACAAGGTGCCGACCGTCCTCAACGCGGCCGGCGAGCGGGTGCCCTACGCGCTCGACGCCATCGCCTGGCACAAGATCCCCGACGAACTGCTCACCCCCGAGCTGCTCAAGTACAAGGCCATGGGGCCGCACCAGCCGACCCTGCAGGAAATCGTGGATCACGCCCGCTGGATAGACCAGCACCGGCTCTCGCCGACCGTGGTCGAGAAGGAGGGGCACTGGCGGGCCCCCAACAAGAAGGAGGCCCCTGGCCGCGAGCACGCGCCGGAGGGGCGCTGCACCCCCGATATGCCCGGCTGCGCCCGGCACAACTTCGGCGAGCAGGCGGGCCTTTCCGGCGTGCCGTGCCTCGGCGAGGACTGCTACGCCGGCCAGATCCTCCAGGGCAAGGGCGGCGACGTGGCGAAGGGCATCACCCGCGGCGGCCTCCCAGCCGGGAAGCAGCGCGACGCGCTCGTGAACCTCTGGCGCGAGGAGGGCGTCGATGCGGTCAAGTCGGCGATGCCAGGCTGGGAGGTAACCGAGCTAGCCCCCGACTTCACCTTGAGCGCGGCACCGGGGAAGAAGCTCTCCCAGGCCGAGCGCGAGAAGGTCCGGCAGAAGATCGAGAAGGTCATCGAGAAGCAGGGTCGCGACCGCGACTGGGACAAGATCCAGGCGAAGTTCCCCGACGTGGTCATCAAGCCGAAGTACGAAGGCAAGCCGCTCTCCATCGCTCGGACCACCTCGGAGGCCATCCCCGAGGGCGCGGGGGCCCGGGTGCCGGCAGAGTACCCGAGCGCCACCGGGCGCGACGTGCGCCTGGGCGTGGATAACACCGCCGATGCCTACCTGTCCTCCCCGCAGGTGATGGAGAACCTCTCCCGCTCCGACCCCAACAGCGTCTTCGGGATCGGCGCGGAGTATCACGGCTGGAGGCCGGGCGAGGTGACGCCGCCGGCCAATATGTCCCCCGACATCGAGAACCTCGCCGGCCGGTACGTTCACAACACCACCATCAACGGGCAGCTTCCACTCTCCGAGAACCTGGCTCGCCTGCTCGCGGCCGGGGAGCGCCGCAAGTCGGGCTACAACAACGTCCTGCGCGTCATCTTCGCGGACGAGCGGAACCCGTGGGGGAACTGGAACCTCACGAACCCGCATATGCCGGAGTTCTCCGGCTCCTATGACAAGCGCGACGTGCTGAACCGGCTCCTCAAGGCGGTGCGGAACGAGACCGACTTCTACTCGATGGGCCAGGGCTACCACAACCGCAAGTTCGCGAGCGGGCCGCACGAGACCCTGCCGCTGCCGACGTGCTGCGCCGGTGGCAACTGCTCCCTCTGTGGCGTCGGCGAGGGCGTGGCCCGGCCGTACACGAAGTGGTGGGATATGCTCACCGAGCACCCGGAGGAGAAGATCATGCCCACCTCCCCGGGCTTCTGGCAGAACGTCAGCCCCGACAAGCCGATGAAGGGGTTCGAGAAGTACAAACCCATCTCCCCGACTCCCGGCGTCCACTGGGAGGAGGAGGTGGCCAGCCCCCTGCTCCGCGTCCTGAGGGGCGAGTGATCGGAAACGGCTGCAAGCCGACCGTGAATCTCCGGGGAATCCGACCGGAGATGGTCTTCATCGACTCCATCGTCCAGAGCATCTTCAACGCGCTCGGCTACGCCTGCGTCCGCACCTCGATCAACGACTCGAAGCACATGGACGGCTCCCGGCACTACTCGGGCTGCGCCATCGACTACCGCGTACCCTCCTGGCCCACCCACGCCAAGGAGGAGCGCCAGAAGGACGCCACTGTAGCCAGGCTGGTCCGCGATTCCTTGCCTCCCGGCGCGGATGTTGTACTGGAATCGAACCCGCCCCACCTCCATGTCGAGTGGGATCCGCGGGACAACGTCGCCTAGGAGGCGGGAATGCCGACAGTGAGAAGCTGGAAGACGACCGTGGCGGGCATCGTGATGATCGTCACCGGGCTCGGGAACGCCGTGATGCAGTACGTTCAGGGCGGCCTGCCGGCCGTGCAGTGGGAGACCCTCATCGCCGCAGTGGTCGGTGGCTTCGGGCTCATCTTCGCCAAGGACGCCGACGTGAGCAACAGCCCGACGCCGGGGCCCGCGGTGCAGATCGCACGCGTCCGATAGGGCGGCGTGTTCTTCAGCATCATCAACCTGATCGCGCCCAAGTGGGTGGCGTGGCTATGCCTGGGGATCGCCGCACTCTGCGGAGTCTTCGCGGCGATCTTCCAGGCAGAGCACGGGACCACCGCCGGCTTCCTCTGGTGGTTGGCTGGAATCTTCTCCGGGGGAGCCATCAGTTCACGCGCCGCCGGGAAGATCACCGACGTGATCCACAACGCCCTGGAGGAGCAGAGGCAGCGGGACGCGCTGAAGCCCGACCCTCCCCCGGGGCACGTCGAGGGTGATCCGCTCCCGCCGGTCTTCCCTCCAGGCACCGAGGTCGGGCCGGACAACTCGCCCTACGATCCGAAGGCCCCGTGACGGAACTCTTGAGACCCTTCGCAGACTACCAGCACCTCATCCTGGCGGTGGCGCTCGTCTTCGCCTGGCGGTGGTTCAAGCAGTTCCAGACCGAGCGGTCGAACGAGCTTCAGGCGGAAGTGAGCAACGTGATGGAGAACAAGCTCAAGAACGGCCTCCGCGACATGGTGCGGGAGGAGATCCGCATGGCCATCCGCGAGCACGAGACCGTGGAGGCGGAATCCCTGCGGAGGCACCTCGTGGAGGTGCGGGACGAACTGGAGAAGGAAGCGAAGCACGGCTGCGAGCAGGTGCAGGGTCTGATCAGGACGCATGACGGCAGGCTCTCCGACCTTGAGGCCATGCTCAGAGCACTCACCAACAGCAGGAGGAGATGACCGTGGCAGAGCCCCGTGAAGAGCAGGTAGAGAGCACCGAGCAGTCGAGCGAGATCGAGCAGCAGGCAGAGCCGACCCTCCGCGAGACCCTGGAGGACGCCTTCGAGCAGCACGAGGCGTCCCTGGAGTCCGAGACCCAGGCGCAGAGGGCCCGGGACGAGGCGGGTCGGTTCGCCAAGGAGAAGCCCGAGGGGGACGAGCGACCCGCCACCGGGGCGGCGCGGAGCGAGACTCCTGAGGGTCGGGTGCAGGCTCCCGCGGAGGGTACCTCCCCTTCCGCGGGGGCCGCGCCCACTTCCGAGCCCCTGCGCCCGCCGGCCGGCTGGAAGCCCGCCGCCAAGGAGTTCTGGGCCAGCCTGCCGCCGCACGTCCAGCAGGAGGTCTCCCGGCGCGAGCGCGACATCAACCTGGCCATGCAGGAGAGCGCCGAGGCCCGGCGCACCGCCGAGGCCCTGAACCGCGTCATCGAGCCCTACCGCCAGTACATCCAGGCCGAGCAGTCGGACCCCCTCACGGCCATCAACAACCTCTTCCAGACCGCGGTGGCGCTGCGCTCGGCCCCCCAGCAGCACCGGGCGCAGCTTGTGGCGCAGATCGTGCGGGGCTACGGCATCGACGTGGGGATGCTCGACCAGGCCCTGGCCGGGATGCCGCTCCCGCCCGGCCCGCCGCAGCCGCCGACCGACCCCCGGCTCGACCAGATGTACTCGGAGTGGCAGGCGGCCAAGATCCGCCGGGCGCAGATGGCCGACTACCAGGCGAAGTCCCAGGTCGCGGAGTTCGCGGCCCACGCCGAGCACTTCACCCCCGAGGTCCGCAAGGCCATGGCCGACATCATCGAGGTCAAGGCCCGTCAGAATGTGGAATGCGGATTGGAGGAGGCCTACCATCTCGCCATTCAGATGGACCCTGCCCTGAGGCAGGAGATGCAGAAGAACCTGGCGGCAGAGCAGGCGCGGACCTCATCCCAGGCCACCGCAAGGGCTCGAAACGCAGCGAGCAGCATCCGCAACTCGCCGGCAACGCCCGTAGGGGCGTCCAGCCGCGGGGGCACCGTCAGGGACGACATCGAGGCGGCAATCGAGCAGTTGAGCGGCAGGTGAGAGCCCTCGGGGCCCACTCACTCAGAACCCCTCGGCGGGGTGCGTCGAACGGCATTGGGCCGTCCACGAGCGAAGCCGGACAGGCAGTTTACTCTGAGTAGAGGGCTCCATGAGCTTCCCCAACATCAGCGACATCCTCGCAACGACCATCGAGAATCGGTCGAAGAAGATCGCCGACTCGGTGACCAAGAACAACGCACTCCTCGCCCAACTGGAGCGGAAGGGCCGCATCAAGACCTTCTCCGGTGGCCACAAGATCCTTCAGGAACTGAGCTTCGCCGACAACGCCAATGCCCAGTATTACTCCGGGTACGAGCCCCTGAACACGTCCCCCCAGGACGTGATCTCCGCGGCCGAATTCGAGATCAAGCAGGCCGCCTGCGCGGTCACCATCTCGGGCCTGGAAGAGCTTCAGAACAACTCCAAGGAGCAGATGATCGACCTGATGGAGGCCCGCGTCACCGTGGCGGAGTCCTCGATGGCGAACCTCGTCAGCGGCGGCATCTACTCCGACGGCACCGGCAGCGGTGGCAAGCAGATCACCGGCCTCAACGCGGCAGTCCCCACCAACCCGGCCACCGGCACCTACGGCAACATCAATCGGGCCAACTGGACCTTCTGGCGCAGCCAGGTCGAGGACCCGGGCACCACCCCGACCTCGTCCACTCTCCCCACCGCGATGAACTCGCTCTGGGCGAAGTGCATCCGCGGCGTGGACCGTCCCGACCTCATCGTGATGGACGGCGTGGTCTGGCAGTTGTACATCGCCGGCCTCCAGGCGCTGCAGCGGTTCGCGGGTGCTGACTCCGCGGGCCTCGGGTTCCCCACCGTGATGTTCATGGACGCCGACTGCGTCTTGGACGGCGGCATCGGCGGGTACTGCCCGGCCTCCACCGCGTTCTTCCTCAACACGAAGTACATCCACTACCGGCCGCACGCCGACCGCAACATGACCAGCCTCTCTCCTGGCAGGCGTTTTTCTGTGAATCAGGACGCGACGGTCCAGATCCTGGCCTGGGCGGGCAATTGCACCATGAGCGGTTCCCAGTTCCAGGGCCGCCTGATCGCGACCTAACAGCCAGCCAAGGAAAGGACAACGACCATGGCATACCAGACCGTCGGACCCACCCTCGGGATCAACTTCACCCAGGTGGACACCACTCCGCAGTTCCCGCTCGGCCTCATCGTCCAGGCCCGCGACCCCGACCTCGGGGTCGGGGAGTTCATCTACCTGAAGGGCGTCGCCTCCACGGCAGTGGGCTCGGTGGTGCTGTACGATCAGGACGCGTACACCACCAGCCTCCTCGCCGCGAACGACATCGGGCCGGTGGCCTTCGCGATGGCCGCGACCATCGCGAACACCTACGGGTGGTACCAGATCACCGGCAAGTGCGTGGCCAAGGTGGCCACGAGCTACGCCGACGACGCCCTCGTCTACGCCACCGCCACTGCGGGCACCGTGGACGACGCCGTCACCGCCGGAGACCGGGTGAAGCGCGCCCGCTCCTGCTCGGCCATCGACACCCCGAGCACCGGCCTCGCCTACATCCGGGCCGAGCGGCCCTGGATGGACGACGCGACCGCGGCCTAGCAGTCTCTCGACACCGGGCTGGAGGGAGGAATGGGTCCTCCCTCCGGCCCGTGCAGTATCAACCCAGGAGGAAGCCCCGTGGCAGGAATCGCAGACGAGACCGTGATGCAGTTGGCCGAGAACATCAACCGCCCCGACTTCGCCGACAGCAGGCTTCACGTCACCTTCTACTACCACCCCGTGCAGGACGAGGACGCGACCAAGAAGGAAGGCCGCCCGATCTACAACGAGGTGGAGTTCATCAAGATCATGGTCCCCGGCGACGCCACCAACATCATCGAGCAGCCGGTGGACGAGATTCACAAGCGCCGCTTCCGCAAGCTCTACGAAGAGTGGAAGCGGACGGGGGACGGCGAGAAGCTCCAGGGCACCCCGCTCTCGGTCTGGCCCCAGGTCACCCGCGGACAGGTCGAGGAGTTGGCCTTCTTCGGCGTGAAGACGGTGGAGCACCTGGCCGGCATGAGCGACGGGGTCATCCAGAAGTTCATGGGCGGCATGGCGCTGCGCCAGAAGGCCATCGACTTCTTGGAGGCCGCCAAGGGGACCTCCCACATCACCTCCCTCAGGGCTGAACTCGACGCCGCCAAGAACGAGCGCGAGGCGATGGCCCAGCAGATGAAGGACATGGCCGAGCAGATGGCCGAGCTTCGGAAGGCGAAGGGCCGCTGATGGCGCTGCGGATCCCCAAGTTCCTGCGGGATCTGCTCGACATCCCTACCCCCGTCACGGGGAAGTATCTCCGCTGGGCGTCCAACGGCACGGTCGAGAACGCCGACGCCGTGGGGCCGCAGGGAGACCCTGGTCCGCAGGGTCCCCAGGGCGCGACGGGGCCGACCGGCCCCGCCGGCCCGGCCGGCAACTGGTCTGCCGTCGAGGTGGCGGCGGGCGATCCCGACCTCCCCTACGGCGGCCTGCGGTTCACGCAGGGCCAGGACATCCTCGACCTCTCGAACGGCCTGCCGGGCGCGGACGGTGCGGCCGGTGCGGACGGTGCGGACGGTGCGGCCGGTCCTGCCGGCCCCACGGGGGCCACTGGTCCCACCGGCGCGACCGGCCCTGCCGGCCCCACGGGCCCGGTGGGTTCAACCGGCCCTACCGGCCCTGCCGGCCCCACGGGCCCTGCCGGCCCGAGCAACGTCACCGCCGCGACCGACACCAGCCTCTCCGGCTTCCTGAAGGGGGTGGCCGGGAAGGTGGCAGCGGCCCGGGTGCTCTGGGCCGACATCGGCGTATCGGTGAGCACCACCGCCCCCGCGAACCCGGTGGAGTACTCGACCTGGGAGGCGACGGGGACCGGCTTCTGGGCCTGGCTGGACCTCTCGGCGCTCTCCGGGGCGTTCAACATCCTGGCCACCGCGGCCTCGATGGCGATCACGCCCGGCGGGGCCCAGCTTGGCCTCATCGCGGGCGGGGCCTCGATGGAGATCACGCCCGGCAACGCGACCTGGCAGATGGTCGAGTTGAACAACGTCACCATCACCTGTACCGCGGCCTCGATGGCGCTCACCGGCGGCACGGCGGTGCTCGGCATCAACGCGGAGGGCGCGGATCGCTCCATCACCCCCGGCGTCGCCACCTGCCACCCGCAGGAGACCACCTCCATCACCGCCGAGGGCGCGAGCCGGGCGATCACGGCGGGCGGCGCGTCCATCTCCATCGGCATCCCGATCACCTGCACCGCGGGCGTCATGGCGCTCACGCCGGGAGGTGCTTCCTGGCAGGAGGTCTCCTCGTCCACGGCCCCGAGCCTTCGCGCCGCCGGAACGATGGTCTACCGGACGACGACGGGAACGCTCACTCCTGCGCTGCCAAACGGCTGGCAGCAGGGCGACCTCCTCATCGTCCTGTCGAACAAGAACACAACGCCCTCCGGTTATTCTGCCCTGCAGTCCACCGAGCTTTCCCAGAACCTCTTCTACAAGATCGCTGGGGCAACGGAGTCCGATCCCTCGCTCGGATCCCAGTTGGCCGGCGCGTGCGCGGTGGTCCTCGTCTACCAGGGCGTGAATCAGACGACTCCGTTCAATGTGACGCCGGTCTCGAACACCGAGACCAGCGCAGGCGGCAGCAATACCTGTACGGTGAATACCACCGGGGTGACGACGACGGTGTCCAACTGCCTGCTGGTTCATGTCTGCAAGGGGTCGGATGACGGGTGGGACAATGGAGAGTCTACCGGCCCCAACTCTGGAGCGTCCTGGGGCAGCCCGGGCGGGGCGGCGACGACTGTCAACTTCGCGGGGTCGTTCTTCACTGCCGGCAACATCATGAGATCCCTGGCCGCCTACTCGGGAACACGGGCATCCGCTGGGGCCACCGGCACGGCGAGCGCGACCCTGTCGATTTCGAGCTACAGTGGCGACTCCCTCGGCAGCGCCATCTATGGTCGCTGCTTCGCGCTGGCTCCGGCATGATCATCGTCGCCGACCACTCGCCCGTCTACCTGCCGGCGTTCACCGGCGATGGCTGGTTCGATGAGGACGAGACCATTGGTGGCCAGACCAAGATCGGCAACCCGCCAAGCTACCAGGCGGGAGACTACCTCATGGCGTTCATGCCCTCGTCCTGTCCCGGCGACGCTACGCCGAATTGGCTGAAGTATCAGTCATGGACCGGGGCGAACCCGCCGCGCCAACTCCCGGCGCAGATGCAGGTGAACGTCCGCATCGCGCAGGGAGCGTCCGAGGCCACCCACGGTAGCCTAGACTGGCACGAGGTTGGACACTCAGCCGACTGCTGCTGCCGCACGCGAACCGGCGACAATGGTCGCCAGCCCGATATGTACGGCATCAGTCTCGCTCTCCGGGGCGTCGATCCTGGCGACGGGAGCGACCTGATCTTCGGGGCGTCAGCAGGCCAGACATACCCCACCATGCCCTATGGCCCGGTCAGGGCCTGCGTGTTCTATGACCGGGGCGAGCCTTCCGGCGGGACCGCGACCATTACCACCGACTCGTTCGTCGCGGACAGGGCCGGCGTGTTCGTCATCGGGCTCAACTACAAGGGCATCTACTTCGACGTGTCCGGCGAGGGCGACTACGCCAACCCGACGATGCGGTGGCCGACGACCCCGTTCGAGGGGGAAATCTGCCGGTATGAGTTCGCCTGGTCGGGGACTGCACCCAGTTGCTACTCCAACCTCGTCTACGATACCTCCGCGAACAGGCAGATGCGCGCCGGGACCGCGCTCTGCGTCATCAATGTGCCGTACCCACAGACCGTGCCGGCGAAGACGTTCAGCATCGAGAACATCAACTACGCCGAAACCATCGACGGCCTGGGCGCGGGCGGGTGGTTCATTGCAGAGCCGCCTGGAGTGAGCATCTCGATAGTCTGGGACGGCACCACCGCCCGGCTCTCCGGCCAGCGCGACGCGGGGACGACGGTCGATGTGGACGCCACGAGCGGCACGGCCGGGGACGCGTCCTACCCCACCTCCACCGGGTGGGAGGCGCAGGTGACCGGCTGCGCTCCTGGCCAGCAGATCACCTTCACCGTCACCGACAGCAACGACGAGACCGCCAGCCTGGTGTCCTCGATGCAGGCGCTCGTCACAGAGGCCGGATCCATGGCGCTCACCGGCGGCGTGCCGACCTGGCTCACCGAGGCGGTGACGCCGCTTCATATCTGGTCTGGCACAGAGCAAGTGGTACTCCCTATCAGGGCCTGGAACGGGTCATCGTTCCAGACCGTGCCGTTGCGGGTGTTCAACGGGTCCACCTTCCAGTAGGAGCACGAATGGCTACCACCACCTCCATCCACAACAAGGCCCGCTACCTGGCGGCCACCGGCGCGCTCGACCTGTCGAGCGGCAACATCGTGGCCATCCTCGTGTCCAGCAGCTACACGCCCAACCTCGACTCGCACCACTACATCAGCGATATCACAAACGAGTTGAGTGGAAACGGCTATAGCCGTCAGACATTGACTTACAGTGGAGTGACGCGAGTCTCCGAGGACACCTCGAACAAGACCATCTTCACCTCTGAGAAGGTCGAGTTCACCGCCAGCGGCGGCTCCATCGTGGCCAGGCGGATGCTCCTGGCGAAGGACACCGGCACCCCGTCCACCTCGCCGATCCTCTGCAACATCCTGCTCGACAACTCGCCGGCAGACGTGACCGTGGCCTCGGGCAACAAGCTCTCGGTCAGCCCGGACGCGACCAACGGCTGGTTCTACCTCTAGCACTCACCGTCAGGGGGCTCGAGCGCCATGCTGGCCACCATCCGCGATCTGCAGGGCCAGGGGGATGCGGCGCTCTTCGTGCGCGCTCGCGACCCCGACGGCCACTACTGGAACTGGGTCTCCGACACCTGGGAGGACGCGGAGTCGGTCGCCACCAAGGCCTGGCTGACCGAATACGATGACGCCGACCCCGTCCAGAGTCGGTACTCGGCCGAGGTCGAGCCGCCGGCCGGAGAGGTGGTGCTGGAGTACGTTCGCGAGGCCACCGCGCTCGTCATCGGCGAGGAGTCCCTCTCGGTCCCGGGCACCACCACCGGGACCGTGGTCGGGGCCCAGGATCCTGGCGGGCGCTACCCGACCGCGGGCGAGGTCATCGCCCAGGTGGCCCTGGAGTGCGACCTGAACGAGGTGGCCGACCCGTTCACCTCGAACGACCGCAACTCCAGGCTGCTGCGGGGGCTGCTCACCTCCTGCGGTCGCGAGCTTGTCCTGCTCCACCCCTGGCAGAACCTCGTCCGCACCTGCGAGTTCACCACCCAGCAGAACGACACCGGCGTCTACACCCTCCCGGCCGACTTCAACTACATGATCGACCAGACGGCGTGGGTGCGCTCCAAGCGCGCCCCGCTCGGCGGGCCGCTCTCGCCGCAGCAGTGGGAGTACGCCAAGGGCCGGTCCCTCGGGGCCACCATCAGTGCATGGTTCCGGCCGGCGCAGGGGTCGCTCTGGCTCTACCCGCAGCCGCCGGAGGTGGGGCTGGAGATCGCCTATGAGTACATCACCCGCTGCTGGGTGCAGTCGGCCGGAGCGAACACGCTCGACGCGGACCATGTCTCGGCCTCGCTCGACAAGGTGTACTTCGACTGGCTCCTCATCGTGGCCCACCTGAAGCTCCGGTTCCTGCAGACGACCGGCTTCGACACCGCCATGGCGACCGCCGACTTCCAGCGCATCTTCGACATGGTCGCCTCACGCGACAGCAGCGCGCCGGAGATCAGCCTCGACGGCACCTCGAAGGAGTTCAGGCTCATCGACGGGGCGAACCTCCCCGAGACCGGCTGGGGGACCTAGGTGGCGAAGCGCATGGCGCTCCAGGGGAAGCGCACCCGCGCCACGCAGGGCGGCCTGCTCCAGGGCGCGCACCTCCCAGCCCCGATGGGCGGGCTCAACGCGGTCAACGCCGGCACCGATATGCCGCAGGGGGACTGCATCGTCCTCGTGAACCGCTTCGCCTCGGAGTACGGCCTCAAGGTGCGCCAGGGGTACCGCTACTGGGTCACGGGCCTCGGGCCGCTCGGTACCGCCGAGGTGCGGAGCGTCATCCCGTTCACGGGCGGCTCGGCCGACGGCTCTGGAGACCGGCTCTTCGCTGCCTGCATCGATGGCATCTACAACGTCACCACCTCGACCTCGTCGCCGACCAGGGTGCTCGCGTTCGCCGCCGCCGGCCAGAAGTCGGGCTGGGGCTCCAGCGTCGGCCTCTCCAACATCGCCGGGCACTTCCTCGTCTACACCGACGAGGTGAACGGCTACCACCTCTACACGGCCGGGACGAACACCTGGGCCAAGGTGGCGCAGGGGTCGAGCGGCGGCCAGGTCTCGGGCGTGGACCCCGGGAAGCTCGTCCACGCGGTGGTCTGGAAGAACCGCCTCTGGTTCGCCGAGCGCGACTCCGGGGCGGCCTGGTACCTGCCGCTCGGGGCCATCGCCGGGGCGGCCACCCGCTTCGACTTCGGCAACAAGTCGAAGAACGGTGGCTCGCTCGTGGGCCTCTGGTCTTGGACCCAGGACGGCGGCGCGGGCGTGGACGACCACCTCGTGGCGGTGCTCTCCTCCGGCGACGTGGTCATCTACAAGGGCACCGACCCCGACATCGCCGGGCAGTTCCAGCAGGTGGGCGTCTGGAACATCGGCTCGCTCCCGTCGGGCCGGCGGATCGCGACCGACTACGGCGGCGACCTCCTGCTCATGTCCACCCGCGGCGTGCTCCCGCTCTCGAAGCTCCCGGGCGGCCAGGAGATGCTCTCCCAGGACCAGTACGCCACCTACAAGGTGCAGAACCTCTTCAACCGCTACTCCACCGAGCGCCGGAGCGAGCGCGGCTGGGACATCCGCATCCACCCGGAGGACAACGTCCTCATCATCACCATCCCGAAGCTCGGGGCCTCCACCCGGGAGCAGCTTGCCATGGGGCTCACGTCGAAGGCCTGGGCCACCTTCCAGGGGCTGGAGATCGTGTCGAGCGGCGTGCTGGGCGGGAAGCTCTACTTCGGCACGGCCGACGGAAAGGTCTGCCTCTCCACCGGCTACATCGACGGGGTGGGCCTCGATGGCGACACCGGCTCGGCCTCCCCGGTGAAGTGGTCGGTCATCACCGCCTTCCAGAATTTCGGGAACCCCAACCGGAAGCGAATGACGCTGATGCGCCCCATCTTCGTCGCCGACGTGGCGCAGCCCCTCTACGATGTCGAGGCCCGCTACGATCTGGACCTGACGCCGCTCGACGCCACCGTGACCGAGGGTGGCATCTCCTCTCGGTACGCCAGGTGGGACGTGAACTACTGGGACGACGGGTCGATCTGGGCCGAGGCTGGCACCGAGGACCGGGGCTTCACCGGGGCCTCCGGCATGGGCGCGAACATGGCCATCGCCATCCACGGGGAGTCTAGCTCCAGGGACTCCCTGGTCGGGTTCGACGCCATGTGGATGCAGGGAGGGGTCCTGTGAAGATCCAGATGGCCGCCCCCTCGCGCTTCGAGTGGCTCTTGGAGCGGGCCGGCGGCCCGATGACCCCCGCCTTCAAGGCCCTGGAGATCGTGGACCGGCGGGACACCACCGTGGCGATGGTGGGGTTCGACAACTGGACACCCACCTCGGCCCAGGTCTTCATAGCAATCGACGCGCCCATCGCAGCCCGCTTCGCGGGCCCAGTGCTGTCCTTCGCGTTCGCCTACCACAAGTTGAAGCTCATCTGGGGCCTCGTGGGCGCTGCCAACGAGCGGTCCCTGCGGTTCGCCAAGAGGATCGGGTTCGTGGAGAAGGCCAGGATCGAGGACGCGTGGAAGGAAGGGGAGGACATGGTCCTCATCCAGTTGACCGGCAGTGACGCATCGCGCTGGCTCTCGGCCGGCAGGAAGGCAGCATGACATGGGAAAGAACTCGGCCTACCAGAATCGGTTCGACCAGAACGCGTCGATGCCGCAGTTCGGCATGAAGCCGGTGGACGTGGGGCAGATGGGCTACGGGCGAAACCCGTACCAGCAGTCGATGTGGGACCAGGGGCAGTACGCCCGCGCCGGCCTCGGGCCGACGCCGCCGTCGCCGAGGACGGGTGTCCCCTCCGGCAGGACGGGCGACTCGCCGGGTAGCCCGCTGCCCCCGGGCTCGGGCCTGGGCGGCATCATGGGCAACATCGCCGGAGCCATCGGCGGTGGAGCGGGAAACACCGTGCCGGCCCCGCCCCGTGCCATCCAGGCCCCTGCCGTCCAGCCGCTGGCCCAGGCGGCCGGCATCGGCGGGCTCGCGGGCCAGGTGCCCAACCCGGGATACCAGGCCCAGCCGATGCCAGCCCTTCCTCCGCTGGCGCAGGGCGGGTCCGACTACAGCATCGGCCTGCCCCCGCAGGCCCCTCCCGGCTTCATCCAGGGGGTCGCCGGTCAGTCCACGCCCATCACTCAGGCGGGAGCAGGACAGTTGAGCCCCAACCTCGCGCAGAGCCAGGCGCTCATCGCGGCCCTCCGCGGCAGCGGCCTCTAGGAGCCGACCATGGGAAAGGCCGACGTTCCTGCGGCACCGGATTACACCGGCGCGGCGGAAAAGCAGGCGCAGTCCAGCACTCAGAACATCGAGCAGCAGACCTGGGCCAACCGCCCCAACCAGTACACGCCCTTCGGGAGCGTCACCTGGCAGAACACGCCCACCTGGGATCCGGCCACCGGGCAGTGGATCAACCAGTGGAGCCAGAACGTCAGCCTGACGCCCGACCTCCAGGCGGCGGCCGACGCGCAGGGCCAGATCGCCCTCGGCCGCTCCAACATGGGCGTGCAGATGCTGAACAACGCGTCGCAGGCCGCGATGCAGGGGCCCGACTACGCGAACCTCCAGAGCTACGGGTCGGTGCCGCAGGGCGGCAACATCCAGAGCGGCTTCGGCAACGCCGGGCCGGCGCTCCCCAGCGGGGCTCCGCAGGGCGGCAACCTCCAGGGCTACATCGCCGGTGCCGGCGGGCTCCAGAGCAGCATCCCCACCTACGGCACGAAGTCCGGCGTCAGCAGCCAGCCGCTGCAGCGCGGCGTCCAGCAGACCGGCATCCTGCAGGAGATCGGCAAGACCGGCGCGCAGGCCAACGTGGCCGGTGGTGGCAACATCGCCACCGGGTTCGCTCCAGGCTTCGGCATCGCCACCGAGGTGGGCCTCACCGGGCAGGTGAACAACGCCGGCCCGTCGATGGGCGGCCCCGTCGATTCACTCTCCGGCCAGGTGCAGCGCGGCCTCAACTACGGCGGCCTCGGGGACATCAACGACCTCGGCCAGGGCGACGCGGCCCGCCAGGCGATGTCCGATGCGGTCTACCAGCAGATGGCCTCACGGCTGGACCCGCAGTGGGACCAGCGGCTCGACCGGACGCGCTCGGAACTCTACAACATGGGGCTCCGCGAGGGCGACGCCGGCTACTCGGACGCGATGGGCGATGTCAACCGCGGGATGAACGACGCCTATAACCAGGCGATGTTGAGCGCGATCCAGCAGGGCGGGGCCGAGCAGCAGCGGCAGTTCGGGATGAACCTGGCGCAGCGCCAGCAGGGCGTCGGCGAGACCAACACGCAGGGTCAATTCTCGAACATGGCCACGCAGCAGGCGTTCAACCAGGCGCTCGGTGCCGGGCAGTTCCAGCAGGGCCTCAACCAGCAGGGGTTCAACCAGGGGCTCGCGCAGGCCAACCTGCAGAACGCCTCGAACCTCGGCATGGCGCAGTTCCAGAACGCCGCGCAGGCGCAGCAGTACGGCCAGAACCTGGGCCAGGCCCAGTTCCAGAACCAGGCGGTGCAGCAGCAGTTCAACCAGAACCTCGCGCAGCAGCAGGCGTACAACCAGGCGCAGCAGCAGATCTTCGGCCAGAACCTCGCGGCCGGGCAGTTCCAGAACGCGGCCTCGGGCCAGCAGTTCAACCAGGGGCTCCAGGCCGGGCAGTTCGCGAACCAGGCCGCCGGCCAGGCGTTCGCGCAGGACCAGGCGAACGCCCAGTTGTACAACCAGGCGATGCAGCAGCAGTACGCGCAGGCGCTCGGGGCGGGGCAGTTCGCCAACGCGGCCCAGCAGCAGCAGTTCGCGCAGAACGCGGCCCAGCAGCAGGCCTACAACCAGGCCCTCCTCGGCCAATTCGGCATGGGGCTGCAGAGCACGCAGATGAACGCCGCCCTGAACCAGCAGGGTTTCGGCCAGGCGCAGCAGGCGGCGGCCTTCAACAACCAGGCCGCCCAGCAGCAGTTCGCCCAGGACCAGGCGACCGCGGCGTACCAGAATCAGCTTCGCCAGCAGCAGTTGGCCGAGCAGATGCAGGCGCAGGGCTGGGGCCTCAACATGATCAACGCCGCCCTGGCCGGACAGCAGGTGGGGATGCCGGGGATGCAGAACTTCTCCCAGGCCTCGGCGGCGCAGCCGACTCAGTACCTCAGTGCGGCCGGGATGCAGTACCAGAGCGCACTCGACCAGTTCAACGCCCAGCAGGCGGCGAGCCAGGGCCTCATGTCGGGCATCGGCTCGCTCGCGGGGGCCGCGATGTCGGTGCTCCCGTTCGCGCTCTCCGACGAGCGGCTCAAGAAGAACGTCCGGCGGTCCTCGACCGAGCTTTTCCCGGGCGTCCCGCTGGCCTCCTGGGAGTGGGCTGGCGACAACTCCGGCGTCAGGCACCATGGGGTGATCGCGCAGGATCTGGAGAAGGTGCTCCCCCAGTTCGTGTTCGAGGACCAGCAGGGCTTCAAGATCGTGGACTACAGCTTCCTCGCGATGAGGTGACGCATGGCCGGCGACGCACCGTTCGACTACGAAACCATGGCGGCGATGCTGGGCGGGATGGACGACGAGTCCATCGACCAGTTCGTGAAGCTCGGCGTCCTGGGCCAGGAGGAGGCCATGCTGATGAAGCAGCAGGCGCTCGCCCGGCACCTCCAGGGTGAGCCGGCCCCGGGGATGCGCGACCTCGGCCGCATCAAGGTGGCCGCGAACCCGCTGGAGCACTTGGGTTCGCTCGCCAAGCAGGGCGCGGGCGTCTACGGGGACATCGCGACGCAGGGCAAGCTCGACAAGAACCTGGGCGAGCAGAAGGCGGGGCGGGCCTCGATGCTGAAGGGCCTCGCGGCCCTCTCGGATCCGGCTGCCTGGCTGAAGCGCCGGAAGAAGAACGACCCGGGCTTCACCTACGAAGACGACTTCTCCTCGCCCTACGCCGGCGGCGGCATCGATGACCCTTCGGAGTTCTACTACCGGCCAGGGTCCTGGGACGACAACCCGCCAGGCTAGGAGAGCAGGATGGCGAACCTCTATGAGTTCATGTCGGCCGAGGACGAGCCGACCGCTCGTGACCAGGCCCAGGCGCTGATGGACGCCCTGCGCCAGAAAAACACCATGTCGATGGTGATGGGGATGTCGGGCGACCCGGTCCTCACCGGCGTCGGCAACCAGATCCAGAAGCAGGCCCTGGAGTCGCAGCGGGAGTTCCCGCAGGCGGCGCACTACCGCCAGCAGAACCTGATTCAGGACCGGAACCAGCAGCGGCTCATGAAGGTCTATGAGGCGCAACTGGCGAACCAGCAGGCGATGGACGCGCACCGCGTCCGGCAGGACGAGATCGCGCAGGGCCGGCTGGACGAGATGGTGCGGCACCAGAAGGAGAAGGAGCGGATCGACAAGCTGCGGATCACCCTCCCCAACGGCCAGATGTTCGACAACATCCAGGCCATGGGCGACGCGATGATCTCCGGCCTCCAGCCGCCCGACGTGGCGGGCCTGCGCTCCGGCAAGGAGCGGACGGCGCTGATGGCGTACCTGGCCAAGAAGGGGTTCGACCTCTCGACGGCTCGGCTCGACTGGCTCGGGACGCAGAAGGCCATCGCGTCCATGAACAGCACGCAGCAGTTCCGGCTGCGGAACGCGATCAACTTCACCACCGAGCACGCTGGCATGGTTCACCGGCTGTACAAGGAGTACCGCGCCAACGCCGGCCCGAGCCTCCCGCTGAACACCCTCAACAGGGCGGAACTCAAGCTCCGCGCCGAGAATGGCGACCCTGCGGCGGTCACCCTGCTCGGCAACATCAACGAACTCGTCGGCGACCTCGCGACCATCTACCAGGGCGGCAACACGCCCACCGAGATGTCGATGAAGCTCGCCATGGAAGTCCTCCGCGGCGAGTGGACCGAGGAGCAGTTCGACAAGGCGATGTCCACCCTGCAGCAGGTGCTCCAGTACCGCAAGAACTCCATCCTCCACTCCGGCCCCGTCACTACGGGTCATATGCAGTACGGCGGCTACGCGGGTGGCGGCGGCGGGACCGGGATGGGCGGCGGGGGTGCCTTCCAGGGTGGCGCTCCTCCGGCCGGCGGGGTTGCGCCGCCCGGCGGGGCGGCCCCGCCCGGCTCGGCGCTCCCCAACGCGATGAAGGGTTACCCGGTGCCAGGCGCGGGGCTCTTCACCGACCTCTTCCAGAAGTTCGGGGTGGGACAGTGAGCAAGGTAGACGACCTCTACATGGACCTGAGCCGGGCCTACCGGATCCCCGACGGCACGCCCAACAAGGATGTGCTCATCGGCCGCATCCGCTCGGCCCTGGCCGAGGCCTCGAAGAAGGAGAATCTGGAGTACCGGAAGGCCGACCTCAGGGCCCAGGCCCAGAAGGACTCCCGGTTCTCGCAGTTCGGCGGCGGCGTCGCCGAGGGCCTCACCCACATCCCCCTGCGCCTGGCCCACCTAGTGGGCGGGGTGGACGATGACGCGATACAGGAGATGAAGCTCCGCGAGGCGGCCACCGACACCGGGATGGGCCACGTCGGGCGCTTCGTCGGCGAGGCGGCGCTCACCGCCCCCATCGGCATGGGCGCGGGCTCTGCGGTGCGCGCAGGCGCTCGGGCGCTGCCGGCCGCGCTGGGGCTGGCTCGCGGGGCACCGGCGGTCGCGCCGGGCGTGCAGGTTCTTGCCAGCGGCCTCCAGGGCCCCGCCTCGTCCGCTGGTGGGCGCGGCCTGTCGGCCCTGGCGGGCGTCCTGGGCGGCGAGTTCGCCGAGGGTGCCATCCCGTCTGCGCTCATGTCCGAGCCGGGCAACGCGGTGAAGGAGGGGGTCCAGGGCGGGGTCCTGAACGTCTTCCTCCCCCGGGCGCTCGGGGCGGCTGGTCGGCTCGTGACCGGCCCGGCCCGGCCGGCGGCTGGGACGGCGGCCGAGCGCCTGCTGGCGCGGGGCGCGGACCTGACCCCTGGCCAGGCCAACCCGACGAGCCTCTGGGGCCAGTTGGAGGAATTCGCGCAGTCCATTGGCCCGTGGGCGAAGAACGCCCGCGAGGCCGGCGAGGAGTCCATTCGCAACGTGGGCCGCAGGACGGCGCTCATGCCGGGGATGACGATGCCTGAGGGGACCGCGACTGCCAAGTCGAAGGCGATCTACGATCAGTTGGGGGACGCCTACGATAAGGTGCTGGCCGGGAAGACCCTCTACCCGTCCGCGCCCACCGGCCCGAAGGGCAAGTGGGAGACCCTGGACGAGTCCTTCAAGCGCGTGGTGGCGTCGCCGGACTACTCGCTCTCGGGGACCATGGTCTCCCCCGATCAGCGCGCAAAGGTGGGCGGCTTCCTGACCGATCAGCTTGGGATCCTCTGGCCAGACGCTGGCGTGCCGCCGGCAGGAGCCCTCGCAGAGGTGAGCGCGGCGAAGCTGCAGAAGGTCCGCGAGAACATCCGCACGGCGTACCGCTCGACAATGGACCCCGCCGAGAAGGCGTTGCTCTCGAAGGCCGACGAGGTGGTGTCGGGTGCCATCGGCACCCAGCTTCCCGCGGAGCGCGCTGCGCTCGGGGAGATCGACAAGCACTACCGCCGGTGGGCAACCATCGCCAGCGCAGAGGCGCAGAAGAACGTGGCCACCAAGGGCGGGAAGTGGACCGCCATGGAACTGGAGCGCGGAGCCCTTCGCGGCCTCACGCCCAACCGCGTGGCGACCGGAGCAGACCCGAGCGGCCTGCGTTCGCTCGCCGAGGATATGTATCAGGTGACCCAGGTCCGCAGCCCTCCGACCGGGCAGAGGATCGCGCTCATGGCCGGGCTCGGGACGGCCGGCGCGGCCACGGGTGCCTACCTGGGCGGCCTGCCCGGGGAGGTCGGTGGCGGCGCGGTGGGCCTCGGGCTCCCCGTCCTTGCTGGGCTTGCGGCGGTCAGCCCGACCGCCCGGCGCTACCTGACCGGACAGTACGGGGTCCAGAAGTTCCTCTCGTCGGAGCCCATCGTGCGGGCCCTCCGCGCCGGAGTCGCCGTGCCGGCGTCGAGCTACACCGTCGAGCAGTTGAACGAGTGAACGGAGAGTAACGATGCCAAGGGATGCCAACGGTACCTTCACCCTGGTGGCGGGGAACCCGGTCCAGGCCGGCGCTCTGACGAGCCGCGCCTGGGCGAACGCGACCCTCGCCGACATCGAGGACGCGCTCACCGACTCGCTCTCGCGCTCCGGCCAGGGCGGCCTGCTCGGCCCGTTCCTCGTCCCGAGCGGATCGGTGACTGCCCCGGGCGTGTCGTTCGCGAGCGACACCGGCTCCGGCCTCTACCTGCCGGGCACCGGCGACCTCCGCGTGGCGGCGGCCGGCACGCAGGTGGCGCGCTTCTACAACGGCATCCTCTCCGCGGACAAGGTCAACTTCGGCGCGGCGATGGCGGGCTACGGCGAGTACCAGAACGTGGTGTTCACCAATGGCTGGGACACGCCGGACGGCGGGACGCTCGGCTACAATCAGGTGCGCTGCAGAGTCCCGGCGCAGTTCACCAAGACGGTGGAATTCACGAGCGCGCCGACGATCAACGGCTGGAAGCTCGCCAACCAGTCGCAGGTGATGTGCAAGGTCCCCAACATCCTGACCACCAACGCGGACCAGGCGGTCAACTCGGCCACGCCATACGATCTCTTCTCGATCAACGTCCCCGGCTACGGGTGGACGAACTTCGAGGGCTGGGTCTACCACCAGACCTCTGGAACGGGCGTGGGTCTCCAGATGTACCTGCCGGCCACCACCGGAGGCACCTACAACAGCAGTTACTTGGAGTACCACCAGTGGACGAGCGCCTCGGTCGTCACGGTCGCCACGAGCACCGCGTGGAGCGCCACCACCGTCGGCAACTCGGCCGCTGGCCCCGGGACCGCCACCAGGCTCTCGATGGTGCGCGGGTTCGTGCGGAACGGTGGCGCGGGCACCCTCACCGCCAAGATCCAGGCGCTCGACGGCAGCGGCGCGACCACCGGCAGCGTCACCTGCTACGCGACCAGCGTCCTCTTCGCTCACTCGCAGAACCTCGACATCTAGGACGGCCATGGAAGAGAAGACCCTCCAGTTGCAGGCTGAGTACACCGTCACCCTCAAGGGCGCGGAGTGGGGCCTCGTGGCCCAGGCGCTCTCGAACCTCCCGTACAACCGGGTGGCCACCCTCATCGCCGACATCGAGGAGCAGCTTCAGCGGGGCCCTAGGCTCGTGCATCCGGTGCAGGTGGTGCCCTGATGCCTGGTCTCGGCTGGCTCCCAGACCGACCGGACCCACGCGACCTCCTCTATCGCCGAGAGGTGCGCTCGCGGACGCGGATGCTGCTGGCCCGGCCGCGCCGGCCGCGGAAGGTGGACCTCCGGGGACCGTTCATGCCCCCCGTGTACCAGCAGGGCGAGATCGGCAGTTGCACCAGCCAGGCCTGGTGCGGGATGGTGAGTTTCGTCAGGGCCAGGCTCGGCTCCCCGCTGCGCGACTTCAGCCGGCTGGCGCACTACTACGATCAGCGGCTCGCGCTCGGCACCGTCAACGAGGACAGCGGGAGCTACCTGCGCGAGGGCGGGAAGAGCATCAGCCGCACCGGGCTCGGCATCGAGGCCCTGTGGCCATACGATCCGGCCAGGTTCCGCGAGTACCCGGCGATGGAGTGCCTGCACGAGGGCTACCACCGCCGCATCGGCGCGAAGTACATCCGGCTGGAGACCGTGCGCGACATCCTCGACTGCCTGGCGCAGGGATGGCCAGTGGTCTTCGGGGCCACACTCTTCGAGAGCTTCATGGGTGGGGTCGAGTGGCCGGACGGCTGGGAGGTCCCCGAGCCGGGGCCGGGCGAGGGGGTCGTCGGCGGCCACGCGATGATGGTGGTCGGCTATGACCTCACCCGGAAGAATCCGGCGCTGCTCGTCAGGAACTCCTGGGGGCCGGAGTGGGGCCGGGAGGGCTACTGCCTCTTCCCCGTCCGGCTCTTCAAGGCGACCGCGTCCGACTTCTGGAGCTTGCGGTATATCGCGGCGTAGCGGCGAGGCGTCATCCCCCCGGTCAGCCGCTTGTGCAGATCGCGCTCCATGGCCTTCACCGCCAGTTGGGCCTGGCGGTGGTAGCTATTGGCCTTGGCGTGCGCCCAGAACTGGACGAGCCAGTGGAAGCGGGTGGGGTAGTTCTCGGTCTTCATCCGATGGTGCTTGCGGCAGAGCACCCAGCAGTTGGTCGGCGACTGCTTCGCCTTGGCGCGACCCCAGAAGTGGTCGAGGTCGGTTGCGCGCTCGTTGCACTCGAAGTACGCGCAGGTGTTCATCTCGCGGATCATGCAGTAGGCGCGGATGTCGAGGAGGTCCTGCGCCTGGACCCTGCGCCTCGCCACCCGCCTCGCCACCCGGTCACGCTTCGTTGGCTTGGGGAACATCATCCCTCCATCTCCTTGCGATCCAAACGACCGCCTGCCGGCCGCTCCTCGTGGGCCTGGTGCGGCCGGAGTCCACCACCTTGCCCGCCTCCACCAGTTCCACCCGGCGCGGGCGCACCGTCGAGGGGGAGATCCGCAGGCCCACCTCGATCTCGTCATCGGTCGCTCCGCGAGCGCCCATGCGGTCGATGAAGTTGAACACCACCTCGCGCAGGTTGTGGGCCTGGCCGGAGATGTCATGCGCGGCGGCCTTGCTGGTCGGGCTGTGCTTCTGGTACGGGACACCCGGCTCCTTGGCCTGGATGGCCGCGAGGAGGGGCGGAAGCTCGCCGCAGTGCTTGCAGGTGCAATAGAGGCCGTGGTGGTTCTTAGCCATCGGTCTTCCCCTTCCTGGGACGCTGGACCCGCTTGTACCGCCGCACTGCCTCGCCCTTGAACCCGATGGCCGGGCAGGACATGAAGTGGCACTTGTCGCAGACCACCCAGCCGGTCAGGTACCCGTTGAGCGAGGTGTAGGTGCGAAGCTCGACCCAGCGGTGCTTCCCGCTGCCGCAGGAGCGGACGTGCGGGGTCAGGTCTTCGTAGGTGTCGCTCACGGCCCCACCTCCGCGAGAGCGGCGCGGGCGGCCTCGTCGCATACGTCGCAGAGCATAGAGCCGCAGCACTTCTCGACCGCCCGCAGCGCCGCAGCGAGGCGGCTAATGGTTCCCGTCGCCTCCATGTATGAGCCTCGCCAGCCGTCCCGCTCCCGCTCGGCCTGCTCCCATGCGTGCGCTTGCTCATGCGCGTTCATGCGCGCCTCGTCCCGCTCCCGGGTGAGGCGCTCGACGGTCTCCTGTGCGTCCCTGAGCAGCGCGACCCACCCAGCGTCGCTCATGGCTTCACCACCTCCTTGGCGACCGGGGCGTACCGGGCGCGGAGGTCGGCCTCCTGCCAGGCCTGGCCGAGCCTCGCGCACCCGAGCGCCGACGAGAACACGAGCCAGATGACCAGGGTCCAGAAGATGATGAGCAACCCGCGCACCACTCCATCCATCGCTCGGTCCATGGCTCCCTCCTAGAACGGCACGTCCTGCTGGGCGTCCTCCTCCTGCTCCCGCATCCGGCGCTCCTGCTCCTCGGCCAGGGCGGCGGCCTTGGCCTTGTCGGCCCGCTCGGCGGCGATGGCCTGGACCCTGGCCTCCAGCTTGTCGAGGTCCTCGGCGGTCCACTGGTTCGAGGGGCGGGCCTCCCCGAGCACGCCAGCCACGAAGCTCGGCAGGCCGTCCTTGCCGTACCCCAGGCCCTGGTAGGCGACCCAGAGCAACTGGCGGCGGGCGGGGATGGGCAGGGCCTTGCGGACGGGGTCTGGAGCGCCCTGGCGGGCCGCTGGGGCCTTCTCCGGGGTGGCCTGGGGGGTGGGTACCGGGGGAGGGGCCTGCGTGGCCCTGGAGGCCGCCGGGAGCGCCCCGACCTCGCGCTCGGGGGAGGGCTCGGCGGGCTCCACCTCGACCTCGGCCTCGGCGGCGTGGAGGCTGGCCTGGCCCATCTCGGCCGGCTCGTTGATGCCGGAGAGCACGTCGGGGTAGGCGCGCTTGAGGCTGGTGAACCTCGCGACCTTCTCGATCATGATGTCGGGCTTGTTGCGCCAGAAGTGGGAGCGGGTGTCCACATACTGGGAGAAGCGGACGAGCGCGACGAAGGGGAGCTTGCCCTTGCGGTGCGTCACGGCCCAGGCCCCGACGATCTGGCCTCGGTCGCCGAAGGGGTTACACTCGTGGGTCTTGACCACACCGGACTTGTGGTCGAAGACGAACTCGTCCTTCGAGTAGACGACCGCCGCGAGGGTGCCCTCATAGTCGGGCTCGCGGGCGGCGCGGGACTGGACGCCCTCGATGCCGGCCTGGATCGAGATGGTCTCCTGCCACTTGCCGTCCTCGTCCTTGTAGCGGCGCTTGACGAAGTGGATCTGCTTCTGGAGCGGGTCCATTCCCGCCTTCTGGGCGACGTGCAGGAACATCTTCAACTCATCGTCGCTCGCGCCCTTCGCGACGGTGCGCTTGATGAGGTCCACCTGACTCGCGGTGAACGTGGCCTCCGACTTCTGGATGGCGGTGGTCATGGCAACTCCTTCGTGGGCTTCGGGGCAACCAGGGCTGCGCTCACGTCCGGCTTGATGTACGGCTCGTCCACCTGGGGCTGCTCGGCCATGCCGGGCGGGATGATGCCCTTCTCCTCGGCGTAGTCGCGGATGGCGCGGATGTCGGGCTCGACCTTGATGCGGACTAGCTCGACCAGTCCCTGGTCCTGGGCCCAGGCGGCGAGCGCGTTCTCGTCCATGACCGCGAGGCGGTCGCCGCGGGAGCGGAAGCCGACCGTCCCGTAGACGAGGGTGCGGCTCTTCTTCTTCCCGTGCTTCAGGATCTCGTCGCGGTGCTGGCGCAGGTAGAGCTTGGCGTGCCCGGTGAGGAAGGCGACGCCGTGCTCGGCCCGCTCGTTGAGGCGCTCGATGCGCGACTCGGCGTGGGCGATGGCGGCGCGGAGCAGGCGCTTGTTCTCCTCGACCTCGGCCTGGATCTCCGCGATCCGCATCAGCACCCAGTCCAACTCCTCCAGGCTCTGGGGGCCGTTCCAGTGCCCGGTGCGGACCTCGGGCCGCTCCTCGTCCATGTACTGCTCCGAGCGGTCGAGCTTCTCCTGTGCTTCGGCTGCGGCCTCCACGAGGGCGAGCGCAGCAGACTTCTCCGGGGCCATGACTCCTCCTAGGGCAACAGGGCCTTGGGGGTGGTTCCCATCGCGTTGGCCAGCGTCCCGAGCATCTCCACCGAGGGGGACCTCCGACCCACCTCCATGCTCGCGACGTGCGACACCGAGATCTCGCACTTCACCGCCAGGGCCTGCTGCGAGAGCTTGGCCTTGTGGCGAGCGGCGCGGATCTTCTCTCCGACTGCCTGCTTCAGATTGTCCACGGTGCTCCTCCTTGCCCTGACAGTACCAGGGCGGTCTGACAGGTTACTCCCGGTGATACCCCGTCGGCAAGTTGGGCCGGCAGGCGCGGTGCTGGCGCAGCGTCCCCGGCTTGCCGCAGACCGGGCACTCGGGCTCGGGCTCCTCTTCGTACCCGTCCTCCTCCTCGGGGTCGGCCAGGGGCCCGGCCTCCATCTGGAGGCGGATGAGGCACTGGTCGCAGACCTCGGCGATGAGCCGGAGGACCCGGCCGTGCCGGGCGATGGCCGGGATGATGTCGGTGACGAAGAGGCCGTTGAGCTTCTTCTCCTTGCACTGGCAACGATCACACTTCCCGTTCATGGCGTCACCTTCTTGAGGCCGGTGGGCCCCCACTGGTAGTTCACGGCGTCCTGCGACTCGACCACCCGGAACTCGCGCACCAGGGTCCAGCGCAGGGACAGGTCGAGTCCGTACTCCATCGCCTCCTCGGACGTGGCGAAGCGGAGCGCGTTGCCGCACCACTTGCCCGACGAGTCGGCGATGACCTCGGCAGCGAAGCTCACGGGGTCTCCTTCGCGAGCCGGCGCAGCGCGGACAGGACCCGGCGAGTGCTGTCCTTGCGGCGGGCGTTGGCGGTGAGGAACTTGCCGAAGCTCGGGTGCAGGAAGCGCACCTCGCCGGTGCGGTGAACCTTCTCCACCGTCACCCCGTGCGCTTCGGCCCAGGTGATGACCTCGTGCAGGTTGGGGTTGCCGTCTAGCTCTCTGTGTCCCATGTCAGTCCTCCTCCGATCCGTTGACGATCCAGGCTTCCAGTTGCTGCGACGCTGCTGCGACGATGGCGGGCTCGACCCCCTGGACGAGCGCCAGGTAGGCGGCGGCCGTCCAGGCGCTCGCGTAGGACCGGCGGCGAACCTCCGGCCGGCGGTGCAAGTTCTCGATGAGGTCTCCCCACGAGGACCCGTAGACGCAGCCGGTGCGGAAGCCGATGCCGCCGCAGCCGGTGCGGATCCCAGCTTCGTACCGCGTCCGCGGGTACTCGCGCCCGAAGGCCGGGCCCTTGTCGGTAACGTAGACCTCCGACTTCGAGCCGGCGAGTTCCGGCCCGAGGATCTCGATTGCGACTGCAAGTGCTGCTCCCTGTTTCGACATGGCTCCCTCCTACAGGTTGACCAGCAGTGATACGGCGACGAGCAGCGCGATGAAGTCGATGATGACGGTGGCGAAGCTCATGCTCCCTCCCTGGCTCGGATGGCATCGTTCTGGAGGCAGGCGCTGCAGGTGACGGTCCCGTCCTCGTCCTCGTCGGCGCACTCGGCGCAGACGGGGTCGAGGCAGCGGTCGCAGGCGAGGTGGATGTCCTCGGCGCGCTTCGCGGTGCAGCAGAAGATGACCGGGGCGAGGCGCTCGTCGCAGACGTGGCAGAGGGGGTCGAAGCGGCGGTCGGGGCGGCGCAGGCTGTCGAGCTTCATGGCGCTCCTCAGTACCCCTGCGCGGTGGCGATGGCCTTCGGGGCGGGTGCCTTGACGATGCGGACCCTGACCTCCTCGGGGTAGGCGTAGCCGAGCATCTTCTCGTAGATGGCGGCGTGGAAGTCCTCGGCGGTCGGG